TATATCACTTGCACTATATTTGTATTCTTTATATGTATTTGCGTCTTCAGCCGGTGTAACTGTAGTATCTTCGCTACCGTCACCATTAAACGCTGTCCAACCTAAATCATCAATATTTCTAACTTCTTCCGAAGATGTTGCTCTAAAGTAAACTCTAACACTTGAAGTTGAACGAACATTTTGAGTTAATCTAACTTCTAAAGCAGTTGATGGATTTTCTAAACTAATTGGTCTTGTACAATATATAGCAGCTGTAGAAGAACCACTTGGTTGGTCATCATCAACAAAGTTAGGTGTATTTGATGATGTTGGTTGATTTAATCTATTTTGAATAGTAAATGCACTCATTCTTTGAGTATCAATTACTGGTGTTAATTTTGTATTTGATGAAGATAAATCTAATTGAACAAATAATGATTTGTTGCCTGACATTTCATTTGTTTGGTTAATATCACTTGCTACCATTTGAGGAGCAGTAAAGTAAATATTATCATTACCTACAACTGATTGTCTATTAGAAAAACTTGTTAAAGTAAATTCTGATTCAGAACCATGAACTGATTTACCAGTTGTTGGTCTAATAGAATATCCTATTGTCGTTTCAGGTACAGTCATTGTTTGAATACTCAAATTCATTACATCATATAATCTATTTTGTGTTGCTGTAATACTTGTGCCACCAATATCTCCTGTTGCTGTAGCATTTGAAGAACTTGGTGAAGTAATGTCGTAACTATCTAATGTTATATTAGAGATACTTGTATATGTTCCGTTAATATCGGAGTGTGCTAAACCATTATATGTTCCTGAGGATACACCAGCAATTGTAACATTGTTTGATGTGCCGTGCATACCATGATTTGGATGGAAAACTCTGATAACTTTAGAACCACTTGTTGTTCTTAAAGCATTATTTTTTAATGTTCTTGTTGGTAAACTATCGTTAGTCAATACAACTGAGCCGGTATTTGTAACATCAAATTCACATCTTTTTAATTTGAATTTAATATCTTCATTTTGGTCAGCAGTCCATGTTGTACCATTTTGTGATTTAAATAATACACCTGCATATGGTTGCTCTGATATTGTTCTATCAGAATTAACTTGTGTTTCTCCCATTCGAGCAACCCAAGCATTGTAATCTGTAGAGTTAGCTAATACAACTAATGCGTATTCAACATTTTCTTGTATGTAAACTGGACTATCAAAAGTAAATGTTGTAGCCGTTGTAGAATCTGTACTAGTATTTACAGCACTAGGATTAATTGTTTTTTCAGAGAAAGGTAAAATCTTCGTTCCTGGATAACCATTTACAACTTCTCTAATTTGAACTGTAATTGGAACAGTATCATCTTTAGATTGGAAGAATAAATCTACTGAACTTACAAAAACACCACCACTATCATCAATTAAGAAAGTTTGAGCAAGAGGATCCCACCAACCAACTTGTCTGTTAGTTTCTCTTGTAGATGTTCTAGTAATATCTCTATTATCTGTTGTGTTTGTTCTTTGTAATCTAGGTTCTCTTGTAGATAAAATTGTTTCTTGTTGAGTTTCTAAAATACCTCTTGCTGTGTAATCTACTTCACCAGCTGTTTCTACATCTGAACTTCTATCATCTGTAGCTGAGGCAGTTAATCTGAATACTCTTGTACCTGTTCTCCATCTTGGATTTGAATTATTTGTTGGGTCAGGTATTGCAAATGTTCCTGATAATGCACCGTTAGCGTCTGTTACTAAATTACCACCTAAAGAACCACCTGTTGGTGTAACATAACTTGACACATCAATGTTATCAAAGTATGGATAAACTCTTGTATTTGGTTTAAATCTTGTACCGTTAAATGTAATTGTTCTTGCTCTTACAAATGGTACAAATGCAACATTTACAATTCTGTCGCCAATTGAATTTCTAACAACTTGTGGTACTAATACATTTCTAACACCTGTTCTAGTTTGATTTACTAATTGAGCAGTTGTAACTTCTTGTCTTTGTAATACTCGTCTTGGAACACCAAAAGCAAATGTTTGTTCTCTTACTTGACCACCAAGCGCTCTAACATCCATATCTCTAGGAGCGCCAGCCCACATATCTTGCCATTCATTCCAAACTGTACCAATCTCAACACTCTCTAAACCAGGATTGCCTGAAATTAAAGTATCAAAACCACCTTGATTGTTTATTACTAATTCTGGTGCTCTTTCTGTTTCTTTCCATTCATCACCTGGAGGTGTTAAATCAATCGTACCAATCCATGTAAATACATTGAAAGGATTAACATTAATATATTTACTTGCAAAAGGTTGGTCAACTAAAGTTGTTTCTGTGTATGGTAATGTTAATAAATCACCAGTTTTTTGATAATTAGCTGCCGTTCTATCTGCGTCAACAATTTCTGTACCGTCATCATCTCTTTCGATTAATTGTACTGCGTCTTCCTTAAATGTTGGTCTCAAAGCGCCTTCAGCCATTGCCATAGCAGCTTTGTAATCTGCGTTACCTACATCACCGATACCATGACCAGTAAAGTTGTCAACAATAAATCCGTTTTTAAATCTATCAAAACCGTCTGCGTCTTGTATTTGTAAAGACTGTGCTGATTGTTCTAACATATTTAATTGAGTGTAATACTCAACATTTTCTAATCTCTTTTCAATCTTACCAATATCTCTCATTGTATATCTTCTATTATCAATGATTTCGATTTCAACATGGTCAGTTGAAAGAGTGTAATTATCTAATTGTAGTGTGTAAAGGTGCATTGCACTATCTAAATTATTTGGTGCTTGAGGACTTAATGCCGAAGCTCCATCTACTTTTCTAAATGTGCCATCTTTATCTAAAAATATTTTTACAATTTTTGGTAAATAGAATTCAAAGTCTGTAGATATATCAGAATTAAATTTAACAACATCAACCGGTGAAGCACCTGTGCCATCAAAACTTCTATCTTGTCCACCAGAAGCGATTGTACTTGCGTCATCAACTCTTGGTCTAAAATCTAATACATCTCTTAATTGATATATTTGACCAGTTGTATCTGAATTGTAACTTGGAATATCTGCATAAGCAACAACACCAGAGTAAGAGTCAACATCAAAATAATCACCTGAACCGTGAGAGAAGTAATCGAAATTGATTAATAATCTACCTGTTGGTGTTAATGAACCTGTTTTTAATTTAATTCTACCAATGTCATAAAAGTTATCTCTTTGTCCATTGTCTAAATTAAATCTATCTGTAATATCTGTGTGTGAACTTGTAGCCGCTGTGCTAAAATCAGGAGACATGTAAATATTATTAATTTTATATATGTCAGCTTTGCCTAATCCAATCACACCACTTTCTATTGTAGCTTGTGTAGATACTGCTAAAGTTGTGGATGCGTTTAATGTTTTTGTTTTAGAACCTGCAACAGCTCTATTAATTGTTGCAAGAACTTTAACTTTATGGCCTGCATAATTAGCACCAAAATCTAGTGTTAAAGTTTTACCTGTAGGAGAACCACCTAGTGTAAAGATAGCGTCACCCTCATGGTTATTACCTGTTAAACTTAATACATCACCAACTGCACCTGAACCGCCAGAACCAGTTGTCATTATTGATACTGAAAAATCTCTCTCTAATAACGATACAAATGTTTCGTTTGTACCAGCAGTAATTGTTACATCACCATTTGATGATAATGTTCCTGTAAAGTGTCTTCTTACTGCAAAGTTTGTATCTGTTACGCCTGAATTATTGGCTGTCTTTAATGTCTTAATAGTTTTATAAGGCATTTTGAAAATAGAAATATTATTATTAGATTCTTGTAATTTACCTCTATTTCTAGTTGCGTTTGATTTAGTTGTTACATCTGAACCACCAACTGCAGCTGCAATAGTCAAACTTGTATTTGAAATAATTGATTCAACAATTTGAGTTTCCGAACCACCTGCGTCTGTAGTAAATGTAATTTCATCACCTACTCTTAACTCGTCTGTAAATCTAGTACCGAAACCTGTTACAGAAGCACTTGAATTTGCTACTGATATTGTTCCTGAAATTTGTAATCTTTCTCCATTTGCTGAATTTCTTACAACATCCGAAGTATAAGTTGGCGAACCTGCCATACCTAATTGTTTTACACTAGAGAAATCAAGTGTAGTTACACCTTTTAAACCTACAGCGTCTGTTTGAATTACTGCTGTGTTAGATGATGTACCACCTGTAATTGTTTCTCCTGCTGAGAAAGTACCAACAACACTTGATACAATAACTACACCGTGTGCAGCTGTACCGCCTGAAGTATAAGAAGTAAATCCTGTACCATCTACTGAAGAAGTGCCGTCTGTATCGTATAATTCAAAATTTGAACCACTAGGATTTCTAACAGTATAAACATTGCCATTAAGTTGAGTCATACCACCAACACTTGCAATTGTAACTTGTTGGCCTTCTTTGAAAGTATTAGTTGAAGTTACAACAACAGGATCAGCTGCTGTAGCACCTGTAATTGTAGCACTTTCAGTTGTAGAAATTGATTCGAAAGTAGCAGTAGCACCTGAAGTACCACCTGTAATTTTTTCACCTGTTGTAAATGCTTGTGCTGTTCTAATGTTCAAGTGTGTGAACATATTAATATCAAACAAGTAATGTTTATATACTGCACCTGTTAATGAAGAACTTGCAAAAATATTTGAAGCAGCTGTTCCTGAATTTATTTCAAAACCTCTTGACTTAGCACGACCAATTGTATTGATACTTGAACCTGAACCTGCATTTTCTGTACCTCTACTTGATGTTGTTGTATTATAAAGATTTACTCTTTTAAATGCTTCTACATCACCTGAAACAAATCCAACATCTGGAGAACCGTAAACATTTGAAACATTTACAAAGTTACCTAAATTAAATCTTGTATTAAAGTTATTTTCTGTATCAAAATCTCTTGCCTTATCAACTTCAACAAAAGTTGTACCAATTGTTTCGATTTCATAACCTTTTACATATGCTTTACCAGGAGAAATACCTAATGCAAGTTTACTTTCTAAACCTCCATTAGCAGATGTATAAATTCCTCTATTGTTGCCATTAATTAGATGTTCTCTAATATCTAATTCCATACCTCTAACTAGATAATCACCTGATTCGTCAAATGTTCTTCTAGCAAGTGTATCTTCTAATACTGCATATTCAGTTGTTCTAACTCTGTTTTGAATAATACCTACTTTTAATCTTAACAATTCAATAAAGTTTGAATCTTCGGTACTTGTCAAAGTTTTCTTAGCAAGTGTTAAATCTATTTTAAATCTGTGAGCGCCTGGAGCATTTTGATTTGAAGCACCGGCAGCATTATCATTTAGAGATAAATCATCATTTGGAGTTACAAAAGATTCTGTAACTGCAAGACCAACTCTATAAGATGGTGAGTTTGTATATTTGTCTAATACTAAAACTTGTTCGGCAACTTCAACATGAAAACCATTTATATAATAAACACCTGCTCCGATTGTAGCAGCTGAACCTGTAGCTGTAGTAGAACAAGTTACTGTAGCGGCTGAACCATCAACTGTACAGTTAATTGTTTCTCCGTCTGTGAATGTCGTTGCTGTGTTTGAAGTACCTGATGTGATATATTTTACAAATAAAGTATCGGGGTCAGTTCCGTCTGTAGCTGCAACACCAATACAGTTTGCAACAACACCTGAACTTACGCCAGTTAATTGTACATTATTATATTTTGTAATATCTGATAGAGATTTTGCCGATAGTTTTACAGCATAGTAATTTAAATCATAACCGATTTCACCAGGAATGACCATTGCACCTTGTTTAAAGATGTGGTCAGATAGCCTTTCGACTTGATTCTGTAAAATCGTTTGTGATTGTGTTAACTCTCTAGCCTGTACTGCGAAAGCTGGTCTGAAAAGAACTCTATGGAACTTCTTTGACTCAGCAAAGTCATCATAATAAGGCGTGAGGTTAAAGTCAGTTGGACTTGGCATTTATTTCCCTCTTAAAATTCAATAACTAGTTTAACATTTTCTGTCTGGTCTGAAGCTCTTGTAATAGGTGCTCTATTTTCAACATAAACAACATCACCTGAGTCAGCGTCTAATTCAGCAGCTGCATAGCCACTTGTGAATGAAACACTATCAACTGTACTTGTTGAAGTTGAAGGAGTACCTGTAATACCCGAATCAGCACCTGTAATCGTGTTTGTTCCAGAAAACGCTGTTAAGTTACCGTTTGTATCCAAACCAGCGTTATTAAATCTAGTTTGAACATAATATAATATTTTATTTGTATTATCCCACTCAACAACTTTGCCTATGGCACCTGTTGTTGTTTGAGTAATTTTTTCATCTACTGTAAATGAACCTGAAG